AACGCAGAATCAGTGGCGTCCCCGTCCTGTACCGTGTCCAGTGACGCAGTAATTCCGCTGGACGATGTTGTCTTGAGGAGTTCAGTGTACGAACTCGCAATGGTTCTTCCTGTTAACGTAGCCATCTAAAACCCCCATGCTTTTTTAATCTGTTTAGTAGAGAAGAGAGACTTCTTCAGGAAACGCGAACCATGCTCACACTCCAACTTGTGATACCCGTCCTTAACCTGATCCTTCTGCGGCGGGATACCAACTGCCCGCCCCGGCATAGCAAAGCCCTGCGGGGTGCAGCTTTTCAAATACACAACGCCATCAACCTTGACAGTCTCGCGCCCCAGCGGCACGAGCCTCTCGATGGTGTGACCCTCGTTGTTCTCGAACGTGTAGAGAGGCATTACAGCCCCATCTCCTCGTCCTGAATAGCCGCAGCCGCCAAGAGCTCGTCGCCCATAACGTCCATGTCCTCTTCTGCAATCTCCTCCGCAGGGGCATCACCGTACTCAACGGGAACACCATTCACGGAACTAATTTCCACATGGGCAACACCGTCAACAACATCGCTCACGACGCCCTCAACGGCATCAAGCATAACCGCATCACCCGCAACGGGTTCCACGACTACACCATCTTCAGTGTCAGATGCCAACGCATCCAAAGGTATTTTAATCATAGTCTCGCCTTTTTTGCTTTTAATAGAATGACCGTGAGAGGGGTTTTCGGCCCCTCCCACGGTTATAATAAGGGTTACTCCGCCTTTAGGCTTCATAACTTGATTTTATCCTAGGCAGTCGAAGCCGTCTTACTGCGCATAATAACGTAGTAATTCGGGTTCAGTCGCAATGTGGTCCAGAACACCTTAAAACCAGCGGTCGTCAACTGATTTAGAGGGTCAGTCTTGTCAGCCGTGTCGGTGATAATCACCTTCGGGCTAAACGGGGACTGGCTTGACAGTTCCGGCACTCCGAACGCTTGCTCGCCCAAGAACAGGGTGGCGCGGATATTAGCACCCGCAGCCGTTGTTCCCGAGCCTGCAACCGAGTAGGCGAATCTGTCATCGTCAGACGATGAGTAGACCGAACTCCACCCGTTCGTGTGCATGATGAACTTCGCGCCGTACAGACTGCCCACTTCGCCCTTATAGAGCTCTTGAACATTGCTGTACTGGGCGGCGTTCAGCCACGCGTCCACCTTCATAATGTCACTCAACACCTGCGGGCTCGTGGCAGCCACATACATTCCGCCTTTGGCGGGCTGTGCGCGGTTCACCTTGAGCTTAGTCACAGCATCGAGGATTGAAGATGCAGCCAGAATGGTTGCGTCAGTTTCAACAGCATCGAAGGTGGAGTAGTCCGTCCCGCCATTAGCGTACATCTCAGAGAGAGTATCACTGTTGTCGAGCGCGGAGCCGTCTCCGTTCTCCTTTGCGTCACCAGCCACGTTGGAACCCACAAGAGTATTGCGAGTTTGCGTGTCCATGTCCAGTGCAGCGTCCTGTCCATTGATTTTAATGCTCTGCGCCAGCGAATTAAATAAATCCGTAGCGTTGAGCACATCCGTCAACTTGACAATCTGGCCCCTCTGAATCAGTGCTTTACTGATTTTCGTCAGGGTCAGTGTTCGGGTTCCGGTCGGCGCGGTTCCTTCCGTTCCAAGGGTCTCAATGGCCCCCGTGGAAGGCGTGTCGAACCGGAACATGGAGATAGTGTGGTGGCCCGACTTAGCGGGCAACGGTGCTTTCTCCGCGAACTGGTCCAGTACCAGTGCTTGTACAGCGTAGGTCAGCAATTTCTTGCTGAAATAGTTCTGATACTGTCCAGATAATGAGGTAGTAGTATTTAATGCCATACTATTTATATCCTTTCCAGCTACATGGCGTCATCCAATTGGGCCGCTGCGCGTCGAAGGTAAGATTCCTGCTCGTCGTCCGAGAGGTCGTCAAAACCCTTTTCCCCGCTTGGCTTGTCGCTTGAATAACCACCATCTACTGAGGTTATTTTCTCTAGTTTATCTAGTTTCTCTTTCAATTCAGTAACTTCAGCTTGACTCTTATCCATGCCCTCGGAGGCAACCTTCCATCTGGCAATCTGGACTGCGTGTCGCAGCCCTTTGCCTTCTGGGACATAGAGCAGGTCAGGATAGTCCTTGAGTATCTGGTTGGCGGTCTTGGTGAGATGGTTGTCGGGGTCTTTGAGTTCGGGCGTATCGCCCATCAACTCTTCCCTAACACTCTCCCAATCGTCTTGCGTCTTCCTAACCGCACGGTCCTGTTCCGTTTTCTGTCCGTCCATTCGGACTGACTCGGCCTTCTCCCGCGCATCAACTGCAAGCTCAGAATCGCCATCCGACTCTAGCCTCTCGGCGGCGGACTCATAATCCTCCGCCGTGAAGCCTTTTTCATCCCGGTAGGACTTACCATCATCCAAGTCCGCTTGCCTTTCAGCAAGCTCCTGTCGCTCGGTCTCGATGGCTTCACGTTCGCGCTTGTTCTCCTCTTTTCTGGAGTTAATCTCCTTCCAAGACTTGTTCTTACGCGCCTCGTTCTTAGCCCACCTACTCTTGTCTGGCTCCCCCTCCTTCACTTCAGGAGGTTCGCCTTCTGTCAATGAACTGTTAGGTTCATCCACATCCTGCGGTTCAGAATCCGGTTCTGTCTCCGGTTCCGACTCTGCCTTCGGAGTCTCCTCCGCTTCAGGTTCCTCGGTCTTTATTTCGACCTCTGGAGTTCCTCCCGCTTCAACAGAAGCGTCATACTCCTGTGCAGCGGCCAACAGTGTCTCGGCGGTTAAATCGCCGGATTCTTCTGGCATAATGTTTCCCAATTAGGTGCTTACCCTCGTCCAGTCATCACACCAAAGTGACCGTCCGTTGCTGTGGGGTCTTGACTCGCCGGATAATCGACCCCATAAATATCCGACGTAAATTCTTCTGCTCCCTCGACCTCCTTAGCCAAAGCCTCAACAGTGTGTACCGTTGTCCTCACACCGTTAGCAAATCCTGCCTCAAACTCAAGTCTTTTTTTCGCAGACACGGCTTGAGCGTTTTGCTTCAGTACCATATTCAACAACACCATCCTAAACCTTTTACCCTCTCCTGAGACGAGAAACTTCCTCAGCGCATTCGAGTCATCTGAGTCCCAGTCAGGTTCCCCGACCCAAGGGATGTTACCAGATAGACGCCAAGCAATGCTGATGAACTTAAAAAATCTCACTTAATATCCTGATATAATTCTCTTTGCCCTCGGAGATATTCTTTCATTCCATTCAGGGAAGTTCTCCTTTATGCTTTTTTTTGCCGCTGCCGCATCTGCCTCAGTGTCAGGAGCTCCCAACTCCCAGTCCGCCTCTGTCCCCTGTGGATTTTTCTTCATCCAGTTTTCCTTTGTCTCCAGTGGGCGGAAAGTCTGATATGGATGAAACTTACTGCTAGTGCTCAAAGCCATTCCGGCCAACCTTTTCTGCCTCCTCAAATTGTCCGCTCTGGGAATATTCGCGAGCCTGTTCCTAATCCTGTCCGGCATTTCTCCCAACCCGTGGCCGTGCATGGAGTCCCAATAATTAGCCGTGAGATTCTTGAAGTTTTCCGGCTTCATCTTTCTCGCTGACCCAGCTCCGCCCTCCCCAGCGGCGTCCAAGGCAGACTCCTCGGCTCCGGGGCCGACCGCCTTCGTGTACTCGTTCAGAACACCCCCGAATTCGTTCATGTATTCGCGGGTTGTCATTCTGCCGCTGTTATACCGAGTCACGAACGGCAGCCTCCCTGCTAAAATCTTAATGTTAGGGAGTTGCTCCCAGATTGGGACACCGAGTTTCAGGTAGTCAGATGTCTCTACTGCAACACGCCCCTTTTTGCCTTTATCTAGATAAAGCTGGGTTCCAACCTTATCGGAGGCGTCTGCAAACGGGTTCTCGGTAACTAGGCTCGACATATCGGACTGCCTTTGAGCGTCCCCAGCTTTTCCCAGTGGCCCTTTGGGCGGGGTTCTCCTGCCCTTCGTTAAGATAGAGAGTCTGGACAGGGTATCCCGTGGTGGAGAGTCCGTTGCTTCATCAGCCTTCCTAGCTAATTCCCTTAACCGTGCTTCTTCCTTATCTGGCATTACATCGCCTCCACGAGTTCAGCCGGAATCTCTCCCTGAGGAGCACCTCCGCCAGTCGGGGGTGGTTGCCCTTCCGGAACCAGCGCGGCTGCCGGTCCTCCAGCCTGAGCGGAAATCTCTGCCGCCAAGGCTGCCTCAGTATCCTCCTGCGCTGGCACAAGCCCAATTGATTGCAAGTATTGCTGGACATCCTTGCGCAACGCCCTTGCGTTATTCGTGTCCACCTGCTCCATGCCGTTCAGTAGGGCATCGAGACGAGCCGTAATAGCTTGACCACCCTGCGGGCTCAGTTGCATCCCAGTCTGCCTCGACTGCTCAAGGAACTGCATGAGTACCCCGATGCGAACCTCGAAGTTCTGTCCGGGCTTGGGAACGATAATCTGTCCGAGCACCAACGCCGGAATGATTCGCTGCTCATCCTCGGCCTCGTCCGTCACCTGCTCGTTCGGGTCTTGCACCAACCGTGGCACAAGCGCGGGGTCTTCTATCTCCAAGATGCTCTTGTCAAGCTCAACCTGATTTATCCACGGGCTGTTCATAAACAGTTGCTTGCGCTGGACGGCCCGGTTAATGAGCATAGCCTTGCTCACCATATCCATCCCCCCACGGGGTTCAATCTGATATTCGTCATGCAGGGCAACGGGGTCAATCTGTAAACTGTCCTCAAGGAAGCGGTACTGCAAGTCCTTGCTGTCGTACTGGATGAGAAGGCTCCACGCATGACGGAACAGCACTCCCAATCCGTGCCGGAACAACCGTAACCTAAGGTCCATGTTCTGCTGCGACTGGGCATTGATGCTTTCAATCTCGGTAGCTGTCCGGCGGTCACGGTCGGAAATGATTCCGAAATCCGGAACCGTAACCCGCTGCTCGGCAACCGACTGCGTTTGCATCATCTCCTTGTCAAAGTCCATCGGGACGTTGGGCATCTGCACGGGGGCAATGCCGAACGGAAGAATCTGTCCGGGGTTCATCCTCAGGTTAACCGAGTTGGGCAGGTCACGCTCGGCCTTGAACAGCGGCTTGTTGAACAGCGTTGAAGCGTCCAGCCTCTCGTTCCATGACTTCGTAAGGGCAAGCTCGAACTGTCCAAGGATTTCGCACACCCCGCGAGGAGAATACCAGCCGCCGTCCGTCACCTCGTAGAGGCACGAAACAAATGGAGGCTTGCCGTGGTCATAAGGAATCTTCATCCGACTCCGAAGCGGGATGTCAGGGGCTTCGGGGGAGAAACAATCAATTATCCATTCCCCATCCTTATCCCTTGAGTACACCTCCCACACGATAACCTGTTCAGGGTCAGTCGAGTGGGTTAAGCCCTCACGGATTTCCTTGTCGTACTTCTTGTCCGAGATGATTCCCCCATCCTCAATCTTACCACCCGTCACCGCATCCAGTGTCGCCTTGTCAGTCTTGTACACGCCAGCCCGCTTGTACGACTCAAGGCTCATCGGGATGACCTGACAAATCCGGTCGGCACTGTCAACATCCTTGGTCCACGGCGGCACGATAATGTGCATCGGGTCAATGGACTGGAAGCCAACCTGCTTCTTCTTGGTGTCCCAGAACACCTTGGTCACGCCATGCCCGCTCATAAGCATATAGTCAACCCACGACATGACCTCGGTGGAGAAATTACTCTTCTCGTTAAGTTTATAGGAGAACCAGTTCTCTGCTGCGGAGGTGAACCCTGAAAGCTGGGTTCTCATAGGCACAAAGGTAGCCACCACATCGAGACCCATCGCCTGTTGGAAGAAGCTCGGCTTGAGCTTATTGATGGTGGTGTCGATTAAGGGGTAGTGAGTATCGGCTGCGTTGGGCCACGGCTTGCCTTTCCGCCGTAGACCGTCATTCCGCATTTGATACCAGAGTGCCTGACGGGTTTCCCAGCGAACACGGGAACTGATGTCCGAACTTACGAGTGTGAAAAGTTTTGAGCTCATTTATTTCTCCCTGACGGATTCTTATTGGCTACCCGCTTGGGCAGCTTCTTCCCCTTGGACGTTT